ATTTAGTAAATAATCGAGATCGCTTGTAATAAGTCGGGCAGTATTTTTATTTTTTTTATTGTAATAAGATTTTTGAGTTTTTATTTTTTTGTCGCGCGCCGACCGCCCCGCCATGTCCTCCGCCGCCGTCGCACGGAAGACAGCCAGGCCATAGGATAAGATACAACAAGGGCACTGATTATAATACAGGAGGTGGTGTGTGGTTATGGCGAGAAAGATTGATGCGAAATATACAGGAATAAACTACGGATCAATAACTTTTATGACCCCGGACTTCCTCGTTGTCAGCGTCATGCCAGCCTCCCGTTGGGTGTGTGCTGTGCTTTTGCTGGATCACCCCGCTATCAATCGGAATTGTACGGATGATTTGCGTTATTTTGTGTATGATTTGTCTCACTTCGATATCGTCCACCTGCTTAGCTTGTTGTAATAAATACTCTAGTGCTTGCTCCCGCCCGTCTGCGTGGAGTAAATTTATTCCGTGCGTCGCACGCCGGTACCGCTCCGGGGTACGATCCATGATTCTAACCGCAGTTTGAATGAGATATGACATTATTAAATCTGCTTTTACCGCCCGCATTTATATCCTCCTATTTATTCTGATACGATAATAAAATGACGCTTAGTTTCTATCTCTTTTATGTAACCTATTGGCAAGAGCGAATAGCCAGACAACACAACATGCAATTGATTGCACGAATACAGTGTCCGCGCTCAGCGCAGCGGTGCTGTGGCTGTTAGGGATGAGGTTAAGCACCAAGAATCTCATGTTAATTGTTATGCTAAATGTCAAAATATTGGCTCGACTTTTATTTTGGCTTGATTATTTTGGCTTGATTTTTATTTTGGTTCCGTTTTTATTTTGGCTCATTCCAGGAGGTATGATAGTGGTGTTCGAGTTATTGTTATGAATTACGGAATGGATAATATCTACGAACGCAATGGCAACATCATTCTTTTCTTCAACTGCAATGTCCCGCAACTGAGGCAACAACAGCAAAAGATTGGTTTGGAGTTGGCCGTGTTTGTTTCCTTTTTCATGCCACACTACCACGCCATCTTGTCCAACAACTAACTCGCCCCTTCCCTGATTAAATAGGACACATCACACCAGCAACTAAAATAACCAAGCAATACGCCCAAGCCACACGCCAATGCTATCCATAAAAACATCCAAAGCATGTCAAGTTACCTCCATTTATTTTGGCCGATACCAGGAGGTAACGGGTATAAGTAAAGAGGCAAAGGAAACGAACGATGAGTGAGTAAAAACCATATAAATTTCAACACGATAATACCTCCCTATTTTTTTTCTGAATACAATCTGAATACAAATAGTAAAAACAACATATATATTAAATAGTTAGGCAGAAAACTATTGTAATCTTTATTACTTAATCTTGGCTAAAATTTCTTTTCGCAGTCGTATCACCCGATGTTGTTTGGTATCCTTGATATTTTGGCTCATGGTAGGAGGTACGGACACATCACAATTTCTTCTTGTAATATCATCCAAACGCAATACCAATTGCGTTATGGTTTCAAATATCCAAGAGCGAACACGAGCACTGCATACTAGACCCTCACTACAAATACGAAGCGCTTCGTGCTGATCGGATATCCGCAAACTACTCTCCCACGGGAGAATAGGGTCTGCGGTAAAAGCACAACGAATGACAATTCGTAAACGAAATATAGTGTGCGTAACGTTTGCGCTCCAAACGGTATCACAGCACGCTGAGTCTGTGATAGATAGAAACGCAGGATTTATATGATCACGGTCTATCTCAAACTGGACAGATTCCACGCCAATCACAGCGATATGGTTCTTTAGGTGCTTATCCACACTCTTCCTGATAAAGTTGACAAAGTCAGGTATCAAGTCCACACCTTGAACATTACTGACAGACAGATTCCAGGCTATTGACATTACGTAGCACCTCTGCTGCGGCAGCTAAGCAATTACGACAGAAATGGTAGCCGCGAAGATCAGTAGATAATGGATACTGGCATGTAGGGCAACGATCAGAACAGCGGCCCGCAGCAATGGAGAATGGTTTAGAGCATTCCTCGTGCCACAGATCATGTACTTCTCCCATGTGAATTACTCCTTATTTATTTTGGTTCATGTCAGGAGGTACAAGGATATTTAAAAATAGTGAGAGGGTCTGCCGCAATTTGCCTGTGACCCTCTCAAAACAGACTCGACAAGGAGTGCGATTACAGCCGCCGCGGCCTGGCATAACCACTGTGTAGGCTGTAACCGCTACACATCACGGCAAATGTAGTATCATGAACACACAGTGGCTACGGCTACTTGGTTACCTTGATGCTGTGATACTTATTCACTTCCTCGGTAAGCACCCCGGAATCTTTCAGCACTTTCGCTCCGAACAGTGCTTTCGCCTTGCCCACAAGAGGATTGACAATGGTGTAATACTGCTTGGCCAGTCCCTTCTTGATCGCCAGTCCCCACAGCTTCCCTGCATCAATCTTGGTGGTCTTCCGTGATTTGATCGCACAGGTCAACTGCCCTGCTTTAACTGACCGGAGGTTATGCTCCTCGGCAATAGTCAGAATCGTCTCTTTGGCCTCAGCCATAACTTTGACCAGAAATCCCGTGCTCTTTTCAAACTCACGCCTGGCTTTTTCCATCTGTTTTTCGGCGGAATAATAAGATTCCACGGCCTTCATAACTTCATCTGCGGCCTCTTTCCCGATCTTGTTGACGAGAATTGTCTTTGCTCTCTGCATTTTGCCTCCTTTTCTTTTGTTGATTTATCTTGGCTCATACCAGGAGGTACCGTCCCCTTGTAAAACAGATTAACTTTCTATATCACATTAAAATAGAAATGTCAATACTTTTCTTATACGATTACAGCATTCGATGTCGGAACCGTGTAGCTCTCTCTCGTCTTGTCGCCCCCCTGCGAGGTCTTTCCGGATTTCTTGCGCTTCTACGGGAAGACTTGGATGTATCTTGTTCTTCCTCCATCACCAAATAGTCTTCGCTATCCTTCGCTACATCCGGACCTGGAATATCCGCCAAGGCATATTGATTTACTCCCGGCTCCGTGTTCCTGAATCGGTATGTGTCTTTCAGGTTTATCAGTAATGCCGTCACCCCACACACCGCATCGGCCAAATCTTTGCTGCCTTTCTCTCCAGTAGAATCCACCACAGGGTGATCCACCTTGCCGTGTACTCCCTTTTTCCGGTCCAACTCCAGGTTACGTAATTCACGGATCAGATCAGGATGATTCGGATGGATAATCCTGTTCTCCTTGTACAGTATCTTATAGTCCATATATGGGGTAAGAGGATGATCCACGGATAAGGTTCGTGTGCTTACGTTACGATACTTGCGAATCATTTGCAGCATCTGGGGGGATGCAAAGCGGTCCATCGACAACCATCTGATATTTACACCCATTTTTATCAGTGTGAAGATAATACCTTGCACCTTCGTCAGATCAATCTCATCGCCTGTCGGCGGACGAATAGACAGAATACCATCAATAAATATGATCGGAGCCTTTATCCCGCCTCCGTAAGCAACAAATTTATCCGCCCCTGGTATATACGAGCGCAGCTCATTCACCTCAGATAATCCCAGTACACGCCCAACCGCAATTCCACAACAGTCATCGGATAGACCAGCATCTATATGAACACCAAAGGCTGGCTCACGGACAAAACCATATTCACGCCAGTTACGGATGGGGCCGTCTATATGTCTGGTGTCCACCAAATCTCGTAACTGATGATCCTTATACACAGATATATCGACTTTGTTCTCATAAAACAGTTGTCTTCCCGGTACCTTGACTATCTTATTATACGTTTTCGTGGCTTGTTTTATAATAGCCATCGCTGGCATGAACATGGTTTTTTTCGAGCGAGGCATACCCGCAATGTCCCGCAAGGCATCATCTATATTCGCCGTGAAATCTTTTAGATATTCAACAGGAACCTGGATGGTGTTCTCAATATCATCCGGGTCTTCGTGGTCTGCTAAAATCCGGGCAGGCTTCTGGGCATTTCCTAAGTCCACCGTGAACATATGCCCGCTATATTTTTTCGGGTCTAGAGAACCATCCGCCAGTCGGTGCGATTCCCACTGAGGCATATTCATGACAAAGATTGTTTTATCCTCTTTGGCCTCCTCTATCTTCCTGCTGATGAAATCTTGCGGATAATTGGCAGAAGCAACCAAATAAATACGCCCAGGAATAGAGCCGCGCATCATGAAACGTGACTTCATGCGCCTCCGCATGGTTTGGTATAGGATCGTGGCTTTATCGTACTCAGAATCTCCTCTGAGCACGGTCAGCTGAGATCGTAGGCGCTTAGGGTGATAATTTATCTCATCTAAATAGCCCCCGAAAACATTCGTACCGAGTGCAGATGTATCACTTGCTGTTATAGGAGCCACAGAAATGTTGTTGGGGAATATCAATTCAGTTTTTATCTTAGGGTCCGGAGGAAAGTAGCGCTTGAAATAAGGCGATGACAATACTTTAGTCCGGATGGAGCGAAATACGACTTTCCGTGCCAAGGTCTCGTTTATTGACTGTAACACGAACACAATCGACGATCCTGGCGCCAGTCCGTATTCAAGCTGTGGAGATTTCAGACAGGAAAGTTTATAGATGTCGTACAATATAGCGATGTCAGCGAAAAAATTCTTTCCTATCCCAATACCACCACCCAATACAACCTCAATATAACCCTGACCACTGTTTAGCCTCTTCAATTCCTGCAAAATACGATACCGGATCGAACCACCCAACCCAAGGTACTCGCTGGAACAGGCGAATTCCTCCACATCAACAATTTTACGAGTCAATCCACGCGGAGCCAGCAGGTACGAGGCATCGTTATTTAGGTAGGCTTGTATCCAATTCTCCACGAAATACACAGACTCGTCCTTCGGGTAATACCGAACACCTTTGTACGTTCGACTCAGAACGGAAGATTGCAGGTCCATCAGTGCGGATTCAAGAAATCCGATAGCTTTTTTATCATCGTCTGGGAATATTCCGGAAGCGGCTTGTCGAATATCCTGCTCCAGCGATGTCTCTGATAAATATTTCACGACGCTTCCGGTTCCTCTACTTCGGCCTCTATTATTTCCTCATCTGGCGGGGGAAGCTCCAGACATTCATCCGGTTTCTTGTTCCTCAGTATATCCAGAAACCGTGTAGTTGCCTGAATCATCGGGTCCCGTCCAACGGTTTGCTCGATCCGGCGGGTTTGTTTATTAAACCCCTCTTGTAGCATCCCCACTTGTAACTTATGTGGCTGCCGGGAAACCACGCCGAATTCCAGCTGGTATTCCATGTATGTCTTTACCATCTTCGTAAGAATATCAAATTCCTTGTTCAAAAATGGTGTCAGTTTTGGCTTCTTCGGCTTTTGTTCCAGATCAACTGCCATCTCAATACGATTCATCTGTAAATGAATGGCATCGGACAGCGTTTCCAGACCGTCAACCCGCTTGACTATCTTACGCACAGCCGCCAGCTTTGTATTTGCCCATTCTTTTAATTCCGGGATAGACTCTACAACCCCAAGTAGTCCGAATATGCGCTGCTCGTAATACTGGAGTGCTCTTGAAACAGCCCACCGAGTATACTCTTTGAGCTGCCCCCAGTCTTCTTGTATCTTCCTTGCTAGCTCATCATACACAGGGGTGCCGGTTTTTTTTGCATGAGATAACCGCCCCCATACCTCAAGCAGCTGGGCATCCGTAAGATTTTTCCCGATTATTGACACTTTAGCGGCCTTTCGGCCATTGGGAAGATAATAGGCGGCTTTGCGTAGACGCAGCAATAACCGATTCTCGACCGCCTTGTCTACAAGAGCTTGGTCTACAACACCGTCCATCGTTTGTTTTTCAATTTCTTCTAGCGATTCTTCCATATGTATTGATCCAATCATGGCACACTACCATCAGGTGAACGGCATAATTGTGCCAGTCGGTGTTTGATGTAAGCACGTTAGCACGGCTGGTATAGATTGATTGCCACAATGATCGGGATGCATTTATTTCCCTATCAACATATTTGGTCAACCACGCTATGCGTATTGTTGATTTAGGAATTCGTAGCAGCTTGGACACTTCTGATAAGGCCACGCCACCGACATAACTATCAGGATGAACAAAATTCCATGATATTTTCTCGTTCTCCCCGAAATGCACAGACATGCAATTGATTGCATCTGTTATCACAGGAACAGCGGATGGTTCCACCACAGCCTTTATAGCTGCCGATGCTACCAACCGCTTATCGTAATTTGTTATAGACTGGTCATAGAGAGAACGGCAGCGCCTTACATAATCCTTAGTGGCCTTTTGTTTTGCTGCCTTCTGTAACGGAGACCAAAACGATGTGGATAGTAGTGGGCTAGTTATTTTCAGCGCAATATCCAGCTCCCGCTTCGGCAATTGCCGTGATATGTTTAACGTGGATTTTTTTATCCACGGCTCAGTGGCAACCCGCATTAAATAGTACGGAGATCGGTTTCCTTTTGCTAACGCTAATGTCCGGATAAATTTGAAAGCTGCCCGCTTAGCTGCATCCTCTTTCCCTGCTTTTATAAGTCCCTGCACTGTCTTGGTAGTCTCGGCGGCTAAAGCAAGGCTGCCCCAGAGCTCATCTACACCAACAAGCTGCAACTCCTGCTCCACCAAAAAGTCACGATGATATTGCCACAGCGCATTAAAAGCAGCCACGATGCTTGATCCAGAGCCGCGTCGTATCCCTACGCGCAGCCCATTTCGATACATCTCAAACAATCCGCGCTTATCAATATCCATACGATCCTCATACTTTTTTGGACTCGCCATCGTAATACCCTACTGTATGTAGTGTTTGTGCACATGAGTCACAATATTTCCAGCAGATGCCTCTGCCTGTGTAGAACACCGCAGCATGATGGTATCGACGGCATTTAGGACATCTGCATTTCGTTCTTCGCTTGTCTGTACGAACAGTATCATATCTTCTTGCTGACATCAACAACCCTCCCCTCAAAACCATAATTAAGGATGATCGACATCCCACGGTTATCATCAGACGATAACTTGAATAAGAAATGCCGATCATCAATATATTGGCCCATACCAGGAGGTTTGGACATCAACCAATTCCTAAAATAGCATTGATGTCTTCCTCATCGACTTCGATGTCTTCGTCCGACGGTTCATCGGCGCTGTCTGAACCAGCAATAGCATCCATAGCATCGCGGATGTTGTTCTTGATGTCCGCAATTTTATCCTTCCTAGAAATACGCACGCCGAGGGCATTGTCTTTAATAAAAGCTCGAAGCTGTTTTTTGGTGCGTAACTTATCTAGCAATACCAGGGGATCATCCCCCTCCTCTTGCTGCTCATCACCAGCATCGTCACTCAGCTGCTCCGTGGCATCATCGGGACTGTCTGCAACAATCGTTGTGGCCTCAACCAAGTCAACCCCGAATACCCGCTTCACATATGCAATGATGGATTCCACTGACGGCGGAGCTGCATCCTCATGTTCTTGCAGCCAGGTAGAGCAAATATGCTCAAGTGCGGTGGTGCCATTCTCGGTCTCGATCATGCTCTTGGCCGCTTCCAGGGCTGATGTAATCACATCGGCCTCCGATTCATCCAAGCGGAATTCAATCTTTGTCAGGGTCGTAGGTGGCGGAGTGACAGTAACACCAGGAGAGGCCAACTTCCTTACTTCCTGCTGCAACTCACCCACACTCATATCCTTTGCCAAGGCAATCAGCTCCTTGGCATTATCGGCAGTGAGCACGCGAGTAAGCTCTTTCGCTTTAGTCCACCCAATTGATCTGATTTGTGGAATAGACAAGTGATACTCTGACACCATATTCCAGATATCCGACAGATAGATTGCTCGACGAGATTTGATGCCCAACTCCATTTCACAATACGAGGCAAAGGACTGGAACCCATAATCCCTGTAATACTGCTTTTCCCGAATCTCGGAGAAGCGTTTGGCAAGCTCCAGATAATTTGTCTCAATCGTCTTCCGAAGGTCGATAACCTCTTTGCGTACTTTGATTGCCCTTGATACAGTCACAGCCTTCGTGGTCTTCTTTTTTGCCTTGGTGGTACTTGCTTTTTTTCGTGGCATGTTGCCTCCTTTCTATTTTTTTGCTTTTGTCCGTGCAACCCGTTTCAGTTTCGGTGTTGCTGTTTTGTTAATTGCCGTGCGGGAGCTAACCGGTCGTGCCTTTTGCTCACAAAATTTACGGATTCTATCTATCTTATCCTTGTCCGCAACCGACTGCGGGATAATCTCTTTAATAGCCCTCAGAATATCATCGGTCGTAAATTCTCTGCCCCCATCGGCGTAGGCGGTAAACATCGCCTCACATACTGAATATTCAATTTCTGCGCCGGTAAATCCGATAGAGGCAGCGGCTATCTTGGTGATATTATATTTTTTTGGGTCACGGTTGCGTTTTCTGATATGAATCTCGTATATCTCTTTGCGGCCATCCATCTCCGGAAGATCAGATGCAAACAAGGCATCAAAGCGACCGGCGCGGTATAATTCTGGCGGTAAATGCTCCATGTTATTAACCGTAGCAATCCGGAATGCTCGACAATCAGTCTCCTGCATCCATGTAAGAATGGTCTGGAATACACGCTTAGTAACTCCTGAGTCGCTCGATTGTCCAGTAATACCGGAGAAACTCTTGTCCATCTCGTCAATCCACAATACCACCGGAGAAATCGTTTCCACCAAGGCCAGCGCTGACCTAACACTGGCCTCGGAATCACCAACATACTTCTTGAAGATGGAACCAACATTGAATTTGATCAACGGAATGCCAAGAAAATTGGCAGCGGCTTTTGACAATAAACTCTTCCCGGTGCCTGGGATTCCCGCTACCAGAATTCCTTTTGGTACAGGTAAACCGTACTTCTTGGCCTTGGCATCAAAAGCCGTGCGACGTCTGGAAATCCAGTCGCGCAACAAATCAAAATCACCGACGTCATCTATCGTCTCATCCGTATGCACAAACTCCAGCACCTCTGACTTGCGAATAGCCTGTTCCTTTTCGCTTTGCAATAACGCAATGTCAAGAGTGCCTGTCTCTGTGAGTGACAATGCAGCAGCATTCTCGGCCTCTATCTCGGTCATACCCAACGCCGCTTCAGCAGCAGTCTCGATCAGCTTGGCCTGTACCGGTTTCTTGAGATTATATTTCACGATTTCCTGAAGCAATCCTTGCAGCCTTTCCTTGTCCGGCAAAGGGAAATCGATAAATGTAATGTCGTGCTCAAGCTCCGGTGGTATCGTCACCTCCGGGCCGACCAGGATAAGATGACTGCCGACCAGACGTAAATGGGATGCCGCATCCTTGATTGCCTGCGTAACCACGTGATTATCCATAAACTTACGCGGGTTCATAATCATGGCAATCGTAGGCTGATCCTGTTGTATAGTCATAAGATGCTCAATAGCAGTGTTTAGCGCCGTCGTGTTGCCAATACTATCATCATCTCCGGTGGCAGATAGTCGAACAAAACCGGTGGTGCATCGCCACACCAAAAACGAGAATTGAAAATTGGTGGAGGCGCTATTGCTCGCCTCCGACGCAGCCTTCTGGACTTCATTGATTACCCGTTGCTCCTCGCACGAATTAATATACATTAGAGGAAATCCGGCCAACAGATACGTCGATAACGGCAATTGTTTTTTTCGCATGAACTGTCTCCTTGGGTTAATATGATTTGACCATCATTGCCGTCTATATACCATAACAAGAAAAATTTGTCAAGTATAAAATTGGACATCCGTTATCTTTTTAACCACGGGTGCGAATTTATTATTGTGTCCACACATTCCCTCTCATATTTATAAAGATCAGTGGACTCACGATAGACCACAGCGTCAACCAGCTTGGCTATACCGAAAGCATCTGCCGTATCATCCGATTTGAACGCAATACCCCATTTCTGATAACAATAGAGTAATATATGTTCCTTGCCACGCCCTACACCCTTTCCGGTAATAAATTTTTTCAGGGTTGTGGGAGCCACAGTAATTGGAAAATTCCCAGACAGGCTGTACATGAATTGCTTGATCAATCCCCCAACCTCCGCCAGCTCAGTCAATTTTCCAAGTTTTCGATACATTGCGTATCCCTCAATTCCCCAATGCACACCTGCTAACGAACCGCCAAGCTCTTTCGTGCATCGTTCAGCGACCGTGGCCGCAATATACCGATAACGCTTTATTGGGTGATTAAAATCCTTTGGTTTGGTTTTAATTAAAAATAATTTTTGCCTGTCCTTCTGCAAACACGCCACACCCGTAGATGTAAGACTCGCATCAATTCCTATTATCTTCATAACCCCTCGTATTTCTCAGCGTACATTAAACACTCTTTTTTTACCGGGCATTGGCGACTGCGAAAAACATTCCAATTCCCGGATGAGCACTCGTCTACCGGTGCGGGTAATCCTCTCACCGTCCTTGTCTTATAATCATAATAATTCAAGTATGAAAATATCTTTTTCTTAATATCATCGCAATAAACAGACTCCGGCGATACCGGAAATATCTTTATTGGAAAATTATTTTTTCCGGGATGTTCCTTGGATATATAAATAACATACCCAAGCGTATCGTCTATATCAAGACCAATCCTGTTTTTAGAGCGCAGCTCGGATAGCATATAAATATATCCTGTTATCTGATAAATATGCTCCGGAAACGGACGTATTAACGATACAAAATCTTCCTTTCGGATGCTTTTGATGTCGCCCACCCGTGGTTTATCCATAGAGTTATTCTTAATAATCAGATCAACATGCCCCGTTAGCCCCGGTAATTCTAATTCAACTTCGATATAACGAAATTGTTGATGCTTTTTATTACAGCCTCTGCATATGATTGGTCTAAATTGTATTTCATCCGTATATTTTTTTCCGCAGCGCAGGCAGGCCCAGTAACCCATTTTCATATTGTTAAAATAATGATTAGATTCCTGTATCATTCGATGAACAGAATGCCCTATATCAAAAATAACTGATAAATTAGCATCCGTATACCGGACATGACTGCGTCGTAATTTATGCCCTAAAATATACTCACGGACACAAAGATCGTACAAGGAAGATACACGAGGCAATCCGTATTGGATTTCCCGACGAACACTAAGGTCACAAAAAGCAACAGCAAGCTCTACTGGATCGGTAATACCTGATGTCTGGCTGTTATCTATTCCACGACCAGCCCGGCGACGAATTACACGGGAAAGACTAGATGTTTTTTGCACTTGGTCTCCATCTGTTTTATATTGTGAGTAGGAATCAGTATTAAAGAATTAGCCGGTAATATAGACAGCACCGATGATAATTTGCGTTTTCCGTTGTTAGCCCACTTACCCTTTACCTCCAATAATAAATTAAATTTCTGTGAGTAAAAATCAGGAATATACCTGCTTCCGTCTGCCAGCCGAATAGCAAAAGGCTCATATGATAAGCGCAAGCCATGCCACCCAAAAAAACGCTCGGCGATCTCCTCGTAGGTAGACCGTCTGCCTACAAATCCGCACATCCACGACGGTTTGGGGACTGTGTCAAGAACACCGGCACAACCACCCACGAACACCCGACGCATCAAGCAGTGTAAACCGCAGAAAACATCTAAATCAGGATGTGTGGCTTTCGCATCTATCCTACTTATATCAAATGAGTTACCACACACAGAGCAGTACATATGCATTATAATTGCACCCGGTCGTCAATAATATCTTCGGATGTCATCGCTTGCATTTCTATCTGTTTTGCCTTCTCGACCACAAGATATTTAAGCAAAAGAAGGCTTTTGGGGCTGTGCTTTAGTACATCGATCAAATCTTTTTGGACTCTATATACTGTCCCTTTTTCATCATCCCCTAATATCCAACCACGGCTGCATTTCCGCAGCAGCCCGTATTCCTTTGCCCCATTTATCGTTGCTCCGATATCAAGTACCGTGCCCGCAGGATAATCTTCGTATTGGGTTTTTACAATCTCGTATTCAGCAGATAGCCCCAAAGCAATCAACTTATGTTTATTGATACGGATAGAGCTTTTTACAATCAAGGGCTTCCCTCGTTTATCAAACTTTGTTGCCTCTTTCGACGGATTTATATATCTGCTGCCAATACGCATAGATAAGCTGTATGCGAATTTCGCAGCATACCCACCAGGCTGTGACTCCGGATCACCTGCCATGAATCTAGTATTCCCACCAATCTTGGCCCTGATCTGATTTACAAAAATAGCAGATATTGTCCGTCCTTCCTTCCGTGCTTTGATGATCCTGGACGTAACTTTCCGGAACATTTTAGCGACTAGCCGTGCTTGAAGCCCTACCTGCATATCTTCCGCAGGGGAATCCAGCTCAACAGACGGTTCAAGCATGGCAAGAGAATCTACGATCACCAGCCCACAATCATCCGCCTGCGATATCTTGTCAGCAATATTCACAGCCGATTCCCCTGTGTCGGGGGAAATATAAACATAATCTGATTGTCTTAACCCAAGTGATTCTGCCCAAACAGCGTCAAATGTGCCCTCGACATCCACATAGGCCGACTTTTTCTTTAGGGGCTTGTCGTCGCATACACAGGCAAAATCGTACCGGAAACAGCGCCAGCAGATGCGTGACGCACCGATCATAACCATCATGGCCAGTGTACTTTTTCCAGAGCCACTCGGACCCCAAAAACAAGCGGTACGCCAAATAGGAATGCCTCCGCCGGTGATAAGATCAAGAGCATAAATGCCTGTGGGGATTCGCGGAGCATCCCGTGTGACTTTACCGCCAGACACGATTGTCCCATTCCCGTATTTCTTGTTCAGTTGTTCTTTATACTCGCTGATGGTTACCATTATTCCCCTATCTGCCGCAGCTGTTCTTCTATCATTTCTTCCACAACAGCATTGACATCCTCATAAACTGAATCAATCTCCTCCACGTAGCACGGGCAGGATACCATAACATCAACCCTCACAGACTCATAATTCCCAAGATTTTTGGTAATGCCTTTTTTGACAGCTACGGTAGCCGTGCTGGTTTGAAACACGTTAACATCAATCTCTCTGTCTTCCGTCTTTTCAACTGTCTCGGCGTCCTGATAACAGACAGTACGATTGGCTTTTATCTTAGCCGGGACCGAATTTGATGATTTCGGCATCATCCACCTCCTGTGTATTCCAGTGTTCCTCCAAGTAATCACGCACCTTCTGACGTTTCGCGTGAGACATATAATTATATCCCTTCATCTGTTGTAGCAGTATGATCTGATACGACGTGAACCACCGCCATCTTCGACCTTTGCCTTCTTTCATGGTCTCTGGTATGATACCAAGGTTACACCATCTGCGAATTGTTTGCACAGACACATCAGCGGATTCGGCAGCATACCCAATAGGATAATAGGTAATTCCATCACGCACAATCACATTTGGGTGCTCCTCACTCAAATCACCGAAGACAGGAACATGATCGCCTTTTAACTTCCGGTATCTATCTCTTGCTTGCATACGAATCTTCTGACGATACTCTTTATCGGCCCTGTACTTCCTGCGTTTCCGTGCCCGTATATGTTTTTTATTCATACGATAATACTCACGCATATACCGCTGCTTAGGAGTTAGATTATCATCGTATACCGCCATAACGCACCTCCATGTCTATATCTTAGTGATCGTATACCCAAGCTCAGCATATTTTCGCTCACGGGCTTTAGCCATGACAATACAGTCGGAAATGGACGTATCCACAAGATCAAGCACCACTGGGCGTTTCTTGCCGCGCACAAATCTTAATATTCTGCCGATTGGTTGTACCACATCGCTGCGTGGGGTAGCAAACACAAGAGCATCCAAGGAAGGAATATCCGTTCCCATATCCATACTCTGATACGTCGCCAACAGAATCTTGCAATCGGTTGCAATTCTGACACGCTCAGAATCTTTTACGCCACCAATGTATTTTCCAATTACATTTGACGGAATTCTGTAAGTGTTCAAGAGAAAATGGCGAATCGTATCCAGTTGCTGTAACCGATCAGAGAACACAACAATCTTTCGATCTTTGGTATACATAGCATTCACGTAAGATGCAATCCGCATATTCCTACTGGGGTCTTTGCTGACAGACGATATTGTCTTGGCCCGCCGCGCCATGAACGATGCCCCTGGATAAAACTTCACTGGTGGAGTATCTGTAAGATGTTTCACAACAATCGTAGGCACCGGTAAATCATCGTCCGTGGCCGAAAGCCATACCTCCCCAAAATGATAACGAAGCACAATATCCATTCCATCTTTACGTTTCGGGGTTGCGGACATGCCGATACGATACCTAGCGGAGAATAGCATCGGCGCACTGCCCAGCTTAGCAGCGCCCACGCGATGACTTTCATCAACTACGACCGTTCCAAAATATGAGTACAATTCCTCCGGATACGGGCGCTTCCGCAGGGCCAGAGAATGCATCATGGCAATAACAATTTTTTTGCCTTGAAACTCACATCTGTCCTGCTGGATGATACCGACATCGCTGTTTTTAATGTCAGTATGCTTCTTGATCCTGCGTGTCCATTGGCCCAATAAATCTTCCTTCGGTACAATTATCAATGCTGTTCTGCCTAGCAGTTGGATACATTCTAGACCAATACAGGTTTTCCCAGTACCTGTCCGGGCAACTATGACAAATCCGGTTTTACCATCCCGCACATATCGCTTGAACCTTCCCACTAACGACTGTTGCATTGGATATTTAGGATGGCTTTTAGATGACCTGAATTTGAATGTAACGGGAGAGCCAATACAATCCTGATAAATTATATCAGTGGCCGGGATATCCTGAAAATAATAACGGGGTACCCCAAATAAGCCATTTCGCTCGGCGTACAATGCCACGCTCTTGTGTGAGCCGTCTGCTTCTTCGTACTTTGACACAGCGGTCAAGCGACGCTTCGCTTCGGATACCCCGTTCTTTAACTCACTGGACGGTACAAAACAATGCGTACCTATGATTGCCTGAGAATACATTAATCACAGATATTTTTCCAGATCATCATCACCAATAGCAGGAATGTCGTCAGACCCAGCGGAAGTGGCCGGATCAGCATTAGAACCAACCGGAGCAGCCCCACCAACAATACGACGAAGCGCATCAGCCTCCTTCGGCTGAAAAATATCAATATAATTGAATGGCTTCAGATAATCATCCCGTTCATTCACATCAATATCAGAAGGGATGAATCGCTTTACTGTTGCCAGATCGAGTCGTTTCTTAACTACCCAATCACCGCCGGTATTAGGATCATCCGCTTTGTGCCGTTTTGTACGAAACACAACATATGTAAGATCATTATCCAGATCATTCTTTTTGCGATCCATAATAATCTCATATGCCGTCCGCTTCAGAACCAGCAACTTTTTCTGGTTCTTAACTTCCTTGCCTGCCTTTGTTTTGTACGTAGAATGGTCGATAATTGTGTAAATACAAGCGAAGTATGGTCGGTGTCCGGCCTCACAGATAGGACAATTATCAAACTCCTGTAAGCACGTGAAATAATTTCCCCATTTTCCACCAATACGCAAATTGTGCTCGTGGATAAAAAATGGCGTATTGTCCAGAAATGTCACGAGTGCCTCATTTCCCTCTTTCAGCCAAAATCGTCGAGCACCGGTGGCCTGTTTGATCATTTCCTCCTTGACCTCCTCCGCCCGCTTCTCGCCTTCGTCGCCTGTGTAATACCATTTTTTCTCAGCCATAATTTAACCTCCTGTTATTTAATAGCCTTGCGGCTTTGTTATGGGCATTCCGCCCTTATATAATCTCAGAACGATATAAAGCATCTTTCAGCTGCTGCGGAGAGTCCAGCTGTCCTGGGTCAGTAATACCGACATCTCCCCACCGAACCATACGAAGTTTGATAACTCCCTTATACGCTTTTATGATTTTAGAGGCTGTCTTTCTCCCTGGTGGGTCATCATCCATCCCAACATATACTTGACTGTATCTGCGTAGTCGCTCCAGCTGATGTCGATTCATGGAACCACAGGAAGCAATCACATTCGGGAAACCGTAACTGGCTACCGTACCAGCCTCCAGGGCGCTTTCTACCAATAGCACGGGTTTTCCCGAGTCAGCCAAATTTTCCCCAAAAAAATTTCCCGATGCGAATAAGGACGGAAACGAAAGATTAGGATTTTCCGTCCACTCTGCGGTTAGAAAGCGAAATTGCTTGCTGTATATATTACGGGTCACGGCAGCAACCAAATCACCGGACGGATTACGCACAGGGAACACAACCAGCGACTCACCAGGCCAATAACGGATGTCGAACATCGAAATTACTTCTAACGATATTTTACGTTCACGCACCAAAAAATATAACTCATCCGACGGATTAGTAATATCAATCCGTGGAAACATTGGATCAAAATAGCTGGAATGTACTGGTGTTATGGTAGGCCACGACTGGTTATGCGCCACAAACCTGTCATTGTATTCTGGCGAGGTAAATGAATCCTCTGCCGCATTCTCAAACGTAGCCAAGATATCACACGCCTTCCGGTGAAAAAATTTGCGGTGCCATGTCAAAGTATGTATCAGTCCCGCCAGTGTCCCGCCACCGTGGGCAAAACAATACCAGTATGATTCGGAATCGGTGCTTACTTTTATCCCAAAAGACGGGTTCCGGTCACGCCCCGTAGCGTGCAACCAACCAAGCGGGCATGTTCCCCGAACCCATACCTCACCGATCCCGTTGTCAGCTAGTTCGGCGTCGTCAATCCCGATAGATCGGGCAAATAATAAACAAGCATCTGAATTCATCTACAATCACATCCAATCATGTTAAACGACCACAGTAACTGTTACTTAGCAAAACTAAATTGAAAAGTCAAGCATTAAATTTAAGCATCGTCTATGATGCGTTCCTGTGCTATACGCATCCGAGCCATATCATACTGAATCAGGGCGGAGCCAGACTCTCCTTCCCTTCCTTTCAGAACAGTCATAACTTTGTGACGTACCGCGCTCAGTGTAAAGGACTGACTGACTTCCGCATCGTCGTTGCGTAGATCAAGTGCTATTGTAGCCAACTGTCCGGGAGCGTCGCTGTACATGATAGTGCCAAGCGATCCTCTTACCTGCTCTGTACCGCCACGCATCCTGACTGCCTGCCTACCCTGCTGATAACTGGCAAAGATTGGGATAGAAAGACGCAGACAGGTTTTCTTTAATTCCTCAGCCACGGACATGACACGATCCCACCGCTGTTTGGTGTCAGCAACTTTCAACATATAAGCACCATCAACAAACACAACATCAGGGCGATATTCACGAATACGCAAGATAATATCCTCGACTGATCCCACCAAAGAGGCTTCGAGAAACCGAAAGTTATCGTTATTTTCCCGAAATACAGCCACCTGCTGACGAAGCACTGAAACGGCAATATCAGATAAACGCCCGATCTTTATCAACGTGTGGGGAATGCCGGTACTGAGCGCCGCCAAGCGCATAACGCATTGGTCACTCGTCATTTCCAGTGTGACGAACATGACCCTATGTCCCGCACGCCATGCCTCCAGCGCTGCGTGCAAGAAATAATAACTCTTACCTACACCTGGACGGGATGCCAGAACAATGAAATCACCCCCCTGCGCTCCTCCTGTCATCTCATCAAGAAATGGCAGCCCAAACGATATTCCAATCAGATCGACTGATTCACGAATCACAGAATGACGTTCTATGACACGCACCAGAATATCGGCAACCAGCGATGATTCAAAACCAGACAAGGTGGATTGCAGGCCGACGGCCAACTGCTGCAAAGCTCCGGCAGCCCGCTGAACATCATCCTCACGTAGTATATCACGAACATGCTGAAGGCCAGAAGTGATTTGGTTGAATGTGAAACGTTCCTGTATCTGGTCACGCCAAAACTCAAACGGAGAGTCAGGCATTTCAGTCCACGTTATATCAGCTCCAGCGGAGATAACCTCACGGGTAGGCAGCTCCCCGTATTGAGAAAAGAAATTGATAACAAAGTCGATTGCTGCTCGCTCATCCCCAACAAAATGAGAAGCGGATAAACCATGTTCGGATAATATCGTTGGTGCTGTATTCGTATCCAGTAGCTTTTGAATGTAACCAAATCCAATGCTCATGCCGGATCACCCATAACAATCACTCGTGTGCCCATCTTTTTCAATGATTTGGACACAAGATCACCGAATACAGACGACATCTGTTTTGGATTAGATGTGATAATCATAATATGCTTTTTTCCGCTTAAACTCTGCACCAAGGTACCCTGCACCCAAGCAGAATTCAAAGCAAGCTCGGGAAACATAAAAATAATAAACGGGGCCTTGGTGTACAAATCAACAGCTTCGGCCTCACCTTTACGGACAATACCAACGAAAGTATTGTACATAACCCGAACCGCCTTGACCTCGAACATAATAGCATAAATCACTTCTGTCCAGGAGCCAATAATCTCAGCCTCAATCATATCCGGTACCTGAACAACCACGACACGAGAACCAGACAGAAATCCGTCTCTAATGCTCTCCAGGGCCTCAACACGGTTCTCCGACAACAGCTTCGCTGTCTCTATATTCCGGTCACGGCATTCGATCGACAGGTACGACTGCAACAGGCTGTTACGCCAGTCAAGGCTATCAAACATTTCCACAATAAAATTATTCACACCCACTTGTACACCCTTATCTCAGACTGTTTGTGCCTCCGTGTCTTTTGGGCCTCCTGCTCAAACCAAAGGTCACGAATAGTATCACGGTTTGCGTAAAAGACTTCAAAAGAAAAATTATAAGGAATGCTGTTATTACCCCCGACGATAGATAAATGCTTGCGTATGTACGACCAATCATCCATAGCACGAACTAGCTCGGCTTCCGCTTTTTTGAATTTCTCACGAACCGTTTCCCCTTCCTGATTCCGAAGAAAAGTTGATACCATACCACGGCTACGCCCCGTCCAGTCCTTTTTGGGCATATTGCGGTCAGCCCGATATTCGTTAATCATACCAATCAAACTGGCGGTATTAGGATAACGAATCTTGACTCGTGCTTTGCGTTTTGTTTCCCCTGTCTTAGTCTGCTCGACAGCTTTCTTGAGTGCTTCTTCAATGTCCATAATTCCATCCTCCACATCTAGGCAACCAATTGCATGTGTGTCGATCAGGGTAATCCATTTGGTCTTAGCAACCAGACGGTCGTACACGTCCTGTTTTTTACGATTAAAAGAAGGGATAAAGCGGGTCAGCCAATGATGATAATTGATAATATAAATAAACCCGCTGGTCTTGGTGGAAATTAACTTGATGTAATTTTTCTGCTGCAACCGTTGTAACGCCTGCCGGATACGTTTGCGCTGGGATGCCCCAGCTGATCCATACACGGAAGTGTACTTTGTGCCTGAATAGATACCAGCCCCGTGTTTATCCCCAAACGCTATGTCCGCATAGGTACAGCTATTGCATATCCGCCCGTATTGGATCACCCGGTTATACAGATAACGGAATACTCTATCACTCATAGGCTCATCCCACAATGAAGCAGGATTGATATAACCAAGCCAGTTGGATAATTCTTTATAATCCACATCGCAATACGATAATAGCAACGCTTCCGTCTTCTGCCCCAGCCGATGCAATGATTGTTGCGCCATCGCTACGCCCTCACTAAAAAAGAAAAGCCCCCTGGCCGCGGGACAATTTGGGTGGCACGGAACCAGGGGGCTATTGTTCTGCATAACGGATACCATGACATTTGGGCTGTTACCAGCGATCCAATCACGTTATGCAAACACGATAATATATGCGAAGTCGTCGTTGTCATGGTAATTAACTCCATACCACAGTAACTTTTATAAGTCAAGCATAAAATATGCTTGCTTTTTAAGGTTTAAAAGATTATGTTACGCACAGCTCGCCATCGAGCATATCACACTTCTCTGTGCTTCTGCACAACCACAGTAACAGGGGGCGGAAACGCCCCCAATCCTCTCAGCGAAAACAGTGCACAACATAATCTTTTATTTCGCTCAAAAATATATAAAGCATAAATTCTCAAGAAACTAGTTTTTTTTTTTTTTTTTTTTTTTTTT